AGCAGAATGTCGCAGGTTCAAATCCTGTCAGCCCGACCGGAAGCCTTGGAAACATTATGTTTCCAAGGTTTTATTTTTTCTTGGCCGTAGGCTATCGACACGATTCGACACGATGACCGCGCAACCTCCGCGTCTAGACGGTCTTCAACTGTTCGGCGCGCAGCTCGCCAATCGCGTCCGCCACATCGTCCAATCGTTCCGGCCAGAGAACCGTGTATGTGTTCAGCGTGATGCTGGGTGAGGAGTGGCCGAGCTGCATCTGTAGGGTCTTAACGTCCGCGCCTTGAGCAATTGCAAAGCTCGCATAGCTATGCCTCAAACTATGGATGGTCACGCCCTCGTCCTCCATGCCGGCCAGTCGGACGGCCTTTCGCCAGACACGCGTCCGCCACGTGTTCGTCCACAGGTTCCCGCCTCTTGCCGCGCGGAACAGCCAGTCGTCGTCGCCCATGCCCTCCATCTGCCGTTCGATGGACGGTATGAGGAATCTGGGTATGGCGATGCTGCGCGGTTTGCCGTTCTTCGGCGTGCCCAGCACAAGCCTGCCTTTGCCGTCGTCGGTCCAAGTGCGGCGGATGCGCGCCCTGCGTGAATCCACATCCACGTCGCCGCATTTGAGTGCCAGCGTCTCGCCAATGCGGGCACCGGTGTATGCCTGCCAGCGGACGATCAGCCCGTCTACCGGCCGTCCTGCCCGTTCGGCCGTGCCGGCCAGCAACTCCACCTCCTCGACGGTAAGGAACACCATGTCGTCATCGGATTGCGTGATGCGCGGCACGGTGACCTTTTCAATGGGGTTCTCTCCGATCCAGCCGTGCTCCAAGGCGAATTCCATGACACCGCCCATGACGACCTTGACGATGTTGCGGATGCTGCGTGGACTCAATGGCTTCGATTCGCGATCGTCCTGCAGTTCGGCGGGATACCCGCCTTCGGTGAGCTGCGTGACCCACTGTTGCAGTTCGTCGCGTTGGATTTCCCTCAGTGTGCGATCGCCCCACTTGGGGTTGATATAAACGCGCAATTCGCGGCGGTATCTGCCCAAAGTGCCCTGTTTGATATCCATCTTGCCGTCCGTCCATTCAGAGGCAACGTCCCGGAAGATGCGTAGTTCCTGCTGCGGGTCGCGGTATTTGCCGCGTCTGATGTCGTCCTCGATGGCCGCTGCGTATTCCTCAGCGTCACGGAGCTTGGCGAAGTTCCGTGATTTCTGGACGCGTTTGCCGTCTCGAAGCGTGTACCAGCGGCATCTCCACCGTGAGCCTTGGCCGTACAGCGCGGACCGCCATTTGTCGGGCACATTGGCTTTCATCGGATCCTTCGCATTGGCCAGCGACTGTTTCGCGGCCCTGCTGGGTGGGTTGCCGTCCTCGTCGTTTTTGAGCCATCTGTCGTCTACGAACGCTCTGGCCATGGTTGTCTCTTTCCGAGGATCCGCGCTACACTGTGCGTGGAACCTCATTTTGGTGAAAACGGAAATGCTGATTGTTGGTTCCTTGGGTTCCGTCCGACTGTGTTCGGGCGGAACCCTTTTTGTTTCCCGTCGCGGTATGTGGACGCTGAGCTTCTTTTATTGCACGCACACGCCGGAATCGTAGAGCAGCTGCCGGTAGTCGGACAATACCTGTACGGTCACGCCCAATTCCACGGCCATCATCCACGTGTTACCTTCGTACACTTCCTCGGCCATGCCGTAATCCACCGGTGAGATCAACGCCAGCGCGGTCTCCCTGCGGCAACGGCGCTCGCATTTTATTCCGTATCGTGTACCGCATCCTGGGTCATGGTGTCTGGCGTGTATGAGCTCGTGGCACAACGTGCAGCGGCGTTGGCGTTGGTTGAGCCAGTCGGCCAGCAGGATGAGCCTGTGCCGGTCGTCGTACAGGCCACATATGTCGCGTGGGAGGTCGCGCGATACGATTGACAGTCCCATGGATTCCGCGCTCCGATGAAGGTCCGCAACGGTCTTGTTATCCACATTCCTCTCTTCCGAAAGTATTGTTTTTCGAGAAGTACTTTTTTGCTGTTTGTCAAGTTCCGCTTGACAGTTGGAGTGTCGTATGTGATATTTGAATCAGCTCATCTACATGTTGTAGAAGGAGTCTTCGGAGTCGTCCTTAACGGGCGGCTCTAGTTTTTTATTGGATTTTTGTGCTGAATCTGGAGTTATATTCCTTTTCCAGCTTGTCTATGCTCCATTGGCGGTTTACGTAGTACGCGGTTATGAGTACCCAGTAATCCCTTCGTTCTCCTAGAACAACGAGATATTGTTGGTTTGGAAGATATATCTTCACTCGATCCTTGTTCTTGTCGTTTTTTCTCCATACCCAAGGCCGCGTGCATTGGGCGTATTCGCATATTTCGCAGAACGGATGATGCTCCACTACCGGTCTGGGCCAGCTGATGCGTTCGCTGCGTTCGGCATCCGGAAGCCGTGAGCCGGAGTTGTCTTGATTGCATGTGGTCAGATGCATGAAGGCTTCCGGATAGATTCCGTCGTAGGGCATTCTTTTGTAGTGTACGGGTTTCCCGTCGTATTGGAAGGACTCTCTGAACTCGTTCTGGAATACATGGAACAGTCGTTGCTCATACTGCTCCCATGTCTCTCCGTGCTCTTGATTCCAAGGAATCAATCCGGGCAGCCAATGCGGATTCATCTCGCCCTCCATACGAAATAGTTGAACTTGGTCTCCTTCAGCAGTGTGCTCCGGTCTAGTTTGTATCCCGACCGTTGAATGATTCGTTCGATGATTCGGCGCTTCGCCATGCTCTGATGCTGTTCCGGTAGTTTTCGCTGCGAACGGCATACTGCGCCGATGAGTATGTCGGTGAGCTGCATGATCTGTACTTCGTCGGAACGTATCGGCTGGATTTTCTGGATGATTCTGTGATCGTAATCGTACATGTTGTTCGAACAGACATCCCATAATTGGCTGACTCGAAAACTCGAGTGTGTGTCTTTGATGTCGACGAACACGTTATAGCTTTGCTTTGGATCGAAGATGACCTTGAGCATCTCGAAGTACATTTTGTAATACCAGGTGTTGTGGTCCTGATTGTATTTCTCGTGGTCAAGTAGATTCTTGTCCGGGATGAGGAGCGCGCGGAACGATATGTCATCGTCATCGAAGAAGTAGTCCACGAGATCCAGATAGAGCGGCAGCATACGGTCTCGTGCCTTTGCCCATTTCACCTCATTCGTGGCGCATATGCCATGTTTCTGCTTGATTTCTTTGATTCTGACGCATATCTCTTTGCGTTTATCTTTTGGCACGATGACGGCTCCCAGAGCCATGCTGTTCGAATCATCATGCTCAAGGTGACATGTCTCATCGCAATACAGGTTGTATTCGGTCATTCGTGTTCCTTTCAATCCATCAATCGTCCGGCGTTTCGGCTTCGAGGCGTGCGTTCGAATCCCTGTTGGCGGCCACGTCATAGTCTTCGGGATGCGCGGCGATACGGTCGATGAGATCATCGGTGATCTGAGACTCGCGCTCGCGGGCTTCGTAGGCGCGGGCGGCTTCGCTGGAGATTGATCCACAGGCTGCCGCAACCAGTGAAAGAGCGTCCGGAAGCCCAAAGAGTGGAGCGAGTCTGTCTAACTCGCTGATTGCCCAACTTCTTTTACCGAGTACTCGGTCGCTAATATAGCCTTTTGATCGTCCTTCAAGGGCCTTGGAGAGGTCGGCCTGGGTAATGCCATTGGCTTCCATTGCTTGGCTGATATATTTGCAAATCACCAGATCGGTGCGTGTTGTACTGCTGTCCATAGCGATGACTGTATTCGAATTTTCGGGAAGTTACATCTTTACGCCGTTCGGCGTGTCGAATTTGCCATACCGAATACTCGGGAGTACATTGAAAGCATGTTCACCGAATATCCGGTAAACGTCGAATAAAGTCCCGAATATTCGGGGAATGGAGGTGATGTGACAAGCAATGAATACGTGACACAGGCAATAAAAGTCAGGATGGCTCGACTTGGAATCACTCAATCCGGCGTCGCCGACGCAGTTGGAATCAATCGGGTCGTCATGAATCGATACATGCGCAATCAACGGGAATGGCCGATTCGCGTTCTCGACAAGATTGCTCCGGCATTGAAATGGCAAGACGGTCTTGACATCTTCATTGCAGCAAATTCAGAAGAAAAAGAACCGCAATCGACGACATCAACCAAATCAAACCATAAGCAACCGGCACTCGCCGACGCATGAATCGAAAGGAAGGTGTTCTCACATGGAAACGGCTGACGGCGCAACAGGAATCGCGTCATGGGAATGCGTGACCACCAATGAAAACGATTCTAAGGAGAATCCGAAATGAGGAAGATGAAGAGATCCGATGTCCGCGAGTGGATTCCAGGTGAACCGCTTGAACGGGTCGACTTCGGCAATGGTTGCACGGGGATGAACAAGAGCCTTCCGAAAGAGCCGGGGAACGCTGGCGATTTCAAGCGTCTCATCTGGAAATGCCGCGCCATCGAAGCGGACGGAGGGCCATGCCTTGATGTGCTTCCATCCGAATACTGGATTGACGACGTGAAGCAGGGCGACTATTTCGATGTGGTCACCGACGAATCAAGTTACGGCCCATGCAGCTTCGGTGATGCGTGGTTTTATCTCGCTGGCGTTGATGCGGGATGGCATCTCGTCCGCAGGAAGCGTCATTCCGGTTTGTGTGCGACCTTGCGTGGCATATTCGATTCGTTGACTCATCGCCACGAGAACGCGACTGATGCAGAACCGTTGGTTACGGCCTCGAAGCCCTCTCGCGAATCTGCCGAACACTCTTCGAGCTGCGGTTCCACGCCTCCTTCTTTATCTCGGTCAGAGATACACGAATCTTATGACTGCGCGACATGTGGGACGACCGCCACTCAATCTCGAAATCATCGGGAAGTAGCAGCACCGCATTCTCGCCGGTGAAGCCGGTATGGCAGATCTGATTCGGTCTCAACCGCTTGGCCAACAGCGGCGTATAGGGGCTTGTTCCGAACGTTGCCTGAGGTGGGATTCGGACGTCATACATCGTCAGAGGTCCAACAAGCCGGAAATACACGATGCTGTTCGACGTGGAATCAAGAAAAGGCTCCAAATCGGTTTGGGACAAATCGTCCCTACGGCGAATGGAGTGGATTTGAAACTGCTGCAGAACGTTCCACGCCAAAGACGCCCCGGCGATGATGGTCGAAGCCCAGCCTGCCGGATCCTCAAGAAAACTATTCACAAACTCGATTCTAGGGAGAATCCAATGAACAATGAAATCCAGAAGTTCGATTTCAAGGGCGCCCCATTGCGTACCCTGACCGATAAGGCGGGGGAGCCCTGGTTCGTCGCCAAGGACGTATGCGACATCCTCGGGACAGATACAAGGGACTTACACAAGATTCTTGAGTCTGATGAAATCACCAATGTGGATAGTATCCACATTGCTCAGAATGGCGGTAAAGCTCCGCTCATCATCTCCGAGCCTGGTCTTTACCGTCTTGTGATGAAGTCTCGGAAGCCGGAGGCCAAGGAGTTCCAGCGTTGGGTGACGCATGAGGTGCTGCCGTCCATCCGCAAGCACGGCGGCTATATGGCCGGCCAGGAACGGATGACACCGGAACAGATGGCGTTGGCCAGCATGCGATGGCTGCAATCCAAGGTCGACGAACAAGCCAAACAGCTCAAAGCCCAGGAAGGCAAGGTCCTGTTCGCCAACGCGGTCGAAACCGCGAGGACGTCCATCCTTGTGGGCGATTTCGCGAAGATCCTGAAAAGCAACGGCATCGACATCGGCCCACGGCGCCTGTTCGCCTGGCTCCGCGAGCATGGATGGCTCATCAAGGCCAAGGGCTCTAGTTGGAACATGCCCACACAGAAGGCGATGGACCTTCACCTGTTCGAGGTCAAGGAGACGACCATCAGCCACTCGGACGGGCACACCACGATCAACAAGACGCCGAAGATGACCGGCAAGGGGCAGACGTATTTCGCCAAACTGTTCCTCGCGAAACCAACACAGGAAGCGGGTGCGTGATGAGCGCGTGCCTTGAAATCAACAACATTCCGCAGAGAAAAGCGAAGCGTATCAGTGACTATCTCTTCGCGCATTCCGGCAAATGGATAACGGACGACCCGATCAGAGTCGAGCTCTTAGGCGACGGGAAGGCGTTCGTAATCTTCCCCGCGATCGCCGAAGTGGACTCGAGGGAATTCATGACGATGTTGGGGGATGAGTGAATTGAGCGGGAATCATTTGATGTTCTGCCGCACGGTGGTGCGAATCTTGTCGGAACCATCCCAGTGCCATTCGATTGCGGCATCCGGCGTGCCGGTTTGCAGGGTTCCTAACGCCAAATACGAGATTCTGGAGTTCGGCTCACACGTGAAAGGCGGCTGCTGGTCGAAATGCATCAGCCCGTCGAGTCTCTCATCGGATGCCGATAGGTTGATGACGACCACATTCCGCGAGCTCTTGTTGCGGATGGTGAACCGTGATCCATGTCCGGTCCATTCCGCATCACCCCATGGAACTGACGTGAATGGATTGGCATCGTCCGCTATGCGGTTGGCCTCCTTGAGCTGTTCCACCTGCGCACGCAGCGCTTCGGCTGATTCCCGAGCCGCTTCAAGTTGCGATTTAAGCGTGGCGTTCATTTCGTCGGCACGCCGCACATCGGCCTCGTACTTCTCCCGTGCTGCCTTCGCGTTCCTCGAGTCCTTTATCGCGGTCATCACCCAGCCTGCGATGGCGATGGCGAGTGTGATGGCCAAACCGATAACGGTCAGAGTGGTCGGCAGCGTCCATTCCCATGGGCCCGTATTCATTGATTCTTCTCCTAACTGTTCGGCCCGCACGTCGCATATGCGGGATGACACCGATTTTAGGAGGGGGCTGGGCGGTTCTCCTAACGCCGCCCGGCATCACACACGCAAAGGAGGCGCGTGATGGAAGACGATACGACGTTCGCTGCGCTCGCTGAGGTCCTGAAACCGATGAACACGACGAAGGACATCGCGGACCGTTGCGGCATCAAGGAGGGCACCTTGGCGTACTGGCGTGGTGCGGGAATCGGCCCGAAGTTCGTGAAGGTCGGACGGACCGTCATGTATCCGAAGGAGCCGATGATCGCCTACTTCAAGGAACACCTCTACCAGAGCACATGTGAATACGAGGGAAAGGAGTCGGCATGAAAACGATTCGCAAGGCCTGCGTGCAGGCAGTGTTCGACGAGTTCGAGACCTAGGGCGAACTGGTCCACCCATTCAAGGACGGGGATGTGGAGGCCATGCGGGCGCTCGGCCACATCGTCGGCTACGTCGACCTTGACGTCACCGGAATCGTGGACCTCATCGTCGACACGATCAACAAGGAGCTGTGACATGGGCATCAGACGGGCCGTGAGGCTGAATCCGCCGGCGCCGCCGAAGTCAGGACGCCATGACCCGCATAACGTGCTGCTCGCGTCGAGTGGCTTCTACGTCCGGGTGGACGTGGACGGATCCGCCAGACTTATCGACGGCATCCATGAGATAACGCTGGTGGAATTCACCGCCGAGGAAAGCAAAGACATCATTCACACGCTCGGCATGATCGGAGGAACACGATGACCGACAACGACTACCACATCGAAGACCGACTCGAAACCGCACGGAAGGCGGGGCGTCCGAATTACGCCTTGCGCCGCATGAAATTCGCGATTGCGGTCATCGGCCTGGTCGTGAGCGTGACGCTCATGCTCACCTGGCATGACTCGTGGAACATGGCCGGCGCGCTGCTGGTCGAGGGCGTGTATCTCGCCACCGCGTTGTGGCTGGTGGTGCGGTTCGCGTCCAGGGACGACGACTGAGGGGAGTGACCGATGAGGGAGATTCTGCCGCATTGGCATTTCAGTCCGAACGCTCCGGTCAAGGACGTCGACACGAAGAAGATGACGAGTGGTGACAGGGCGGTGGCCGGCGCGTGCTGTCGGGCGATGGAGACCGAGGCGTGGAAGGAGCTGGTGATCCTCGAATCGTTGGGCGTGCGTTTCAACGGACTGGTGGGCCGGTTCGTGTCCGAGATCGCCATGCCGGTGTTGGAGGTGATGCCTGGTGACAGTTTCCATCAGGGCGCGAAGGCTCAGTTGTCGCACATGGTGAAGACCAGGGATGGTGGCGAGACCATCCGCATTATCAAGACTCTCGCCGTGAAAGGTAGGTTCTAATGGCTGGTGAGACGATCATCGCGGTGGTGGGCAATCTGACCGCGGATCCGGAGTTGAGGTCGACGAAGAACGGTCGGAGCGTGGCTGGGTTCACGATCGCGTCCACTCCTCGCACGTTCGACAGGCAGTCGAATCAGTGGGTCGATGGGGATGCGTTGTTCCTCCGCTGCACGGTGTGGGGTGATCTGGCCGAACATTGCGCGCAAAGCCTGGCAAAGGGCATGCGTGTGATCGCCCAGGGCAGGCTGACGCAGCATTCATGGGAGGACGAGCAGCATCAGCGCCGAACTTCCATGGAATTGCAGGTGGACGAGATCGGGCCGAGCTTGCGCTATGCGGCCGCGCAGGTAGCCAAGGCGCAGCGTGGCACGGCTGGAGCGTATGGCAATCCGTCCTCCGCCCCGGCAGGCTATACGGGCGGAGCCACCGCTGCCGGTGCCTCGTTGCCGCCGTCTGACCCGTGGGGCTCGCCACAGGGTGAATCGTCGTCGTTCGGTGATTTCGGCAAGCCGGAATCCGAACCGGAATTCTAAGGAGGAATCATGGGCATCACCATAGAGGATCTGCCCGTCGAGGATTTGCATCCGAATCCGAACAATCCACGCAGGCAGGTGGGCGACGTGGCCGATCTGGAGGCGAGCATCCGCTCGCAGGGCATCAAACAGCCTCTCCTGGTCACGCCGACGGGAGAGACCGACATCGACGGGCATGCGCAGTACCGAGTCGTCATCGGCCATCGCAGGCTCGCCGCCGCCAAACAGGCCGGACTCGAGTCCGTGCCGGCGATCATCGAAAGGATGGACGCGCGGAGGGAACGCGAGGTCATGCTGGTCGAGAACTCGCAACGCTCCGATTTGACGCCCATCGAGGAGGCCGACGGCTATCAGGGGCTCCTCGATCTAGGCGTGGGCGTCAAGGAGATGGCCGAGAAGACGGGACGCAGCGACCGGTTCGTGCGCCGACGGTTGAGGATCGCCCGCATCCCGCAGGAGACGCGCGACATGTCCGCTGATTTCAGCCAACTGTCGCTCGACCAGTTGGACAAGCTCGCCGAATTCGAATCCGACCCGGACATGCAGCGCGAGCTCGCCCGCGCCGACGATTTCGACTGGACCTACCAGCGGCTCTCCCGGGAACGTAGGAAGACCGCATGGCACGACAAGGCGCTGGAGGCGCTCGCCAAAGCCGGAATCAAAGTCGAAAGCTTCCCGGACGGAAAGAACTTCTGGAACTGGCATCCGTACGGATACCGGGCCGGCCGCATGATATCCAACATCGAAACGGACTTCTGGACCTCGTTCACCAGGGAATCCGATTGGCCGTCCGCACGTGTGTACGAGAATTCCGCGTTTGATGAGTTCTGCACGTACCTGCCGGTTCCCGCCGACGAGCTCGAAAAAGACAAGGCCAAGACCGACGAGGACAATGCCATCAAGGCGCGAGGCAGGGAACTCAACCGACAGGCCCGCGAATTCGAAGCGATCGCCAAAGCCAACCGCACCACATGGCTGAAACACAACCTCCGCGCACTCACCCACGAACACGCGGAAACGGGAATCTGCAGGCTCGCGCTCGCTGACACGGTCGGCTGGAGGAGCGTGTTCCCGTACCAGTCCTACAAGGGCGAGGACGTCATCAGGGAGCTGATCGCGTTCGGCTGGAGCCTGCCGATCACCGAGCATGACGACGAGCACTGGTCGCTGGAATGCAAGGAGAACCTCGACTCGATCCGCATGGTGTTGAAGGACAGGCCGCTTCGAATCCTCGATGTTCTGGCCGCCCGCTGGGAGTCGAACATCGGCTGGAACTACTGGCGCCAACGGCATGGCGTGGACGATATGGGCATCTGGTACGACGTGCTGGAACGCATCGGCTACCAGGTCAGCGAAGACGAGAGGAAGGCGCTCAAGGGCGCATATCTCGGTGGAGGAGATGACGAATCATGAGTATCCAAGCGTTGACATGGGTTATTTACGGTGTAGCGCCGGACATCAAGCACGCGGATTTCCGCACGCTTCTCGTGCTGGCCGACCATGCCGACCCTCAAGGCATGGGAGCGTATCCGAGTAGGAGCACGATCAGCCGGTTGACCGGATACAGCGTGCGTACGGTCTCCTATGCGTTGAAGAGTCTCGAATCCTCCGGACTGATCAGCAGGGGAGACCAGCGCATCGTGTCTGGCCTCGGCGGATACAAGCCGACCGTCTGGAACCTCAACATGAGCAGAGGTGCAAAAACTGCACCTCTCAGAAACGCCGAAACACCAGTGCAACACGACTGCACACCAGCAGTGCAAACAGACTGCACACCAGCAGTGCAAGCAGGGGTGCAAAAAACACGGACAGGTGTGCAAACAGGTGTGCAACATGATTGCACAAGAACCATATCTAAGGAAGAACCGTATATAGAACCTAGAGAGAGTAACGCGCGCGCGAGAAAACAAATCCCAATACCAGCCGACTGGAAACCCTCTGAGGAACACCGGGCGCTCGCCGACCGGCTCGGCATCGACTGCGACATCGAGGCCGACAAATTCCGCGACAGGGCCCTCGACTCGGGAGCCCGCTCGGCCGACTGGAACGCGAAATACCGCAACTGGCTCGTCAAAGGCAAGGAACGCGGATTCGCCACGCCAAAGGATTCCAACGCTCGCCGACGGTTCACGTGGGGCAGCGAAGAGGTGAAACGCGTGCTCGGCCCGATAGCCTGCGAGGGCACGGACACGTACATGGAGCTCGCATGCAAGGTCGCGGACCTGCTCAACCGGGGCGTGGACCCGGACATGCTGCGCCGTCAGCTCGCGAACGTGCCCGGCGACGTATTGGCCGAACAATTGTTCGAACAGGAGGCGGCATGAACGCCATGACCATCGCACACATGGCCGGCATCCTCACATCGGCCATCCAGGCCGCCGACCGATTGGAACTCGACGCGCTCAAAGGCCCGGCGCTCGCCGATATGGACCTTGACCGCATCCGCGATATCAAACGCGACTGCTCGACCTGCATCAGCCTGCTCGACCAGCTCGGAAGGGAGCGACGATGAGCGACCGGCAATTCCGGGAATCGAAACGCATCGCGCTCGCACGCCAGGGTTGGCATTGCCTTCGCTGCGGACGCAACTTGCACGACCCGAGTGTCTGGCCGGGCAGGAGCGGCCACCACCGGCAGTTGCGCCGTCGGGCCGACCCGACCGTGCGTGACCTGCCGTGCAACATCGTCGAACTGTGCGGTTCCGGCACGACCGGCTGTCATGGTTGGGCGCACGCGCATCCGGCGGAGGCGGAACGGTTCGGCTACATCATCCCGAGCTGGCGTGATCCGCTCAGCGTGCCGATACGCGACTGGAACGGCGACTGGTGGTGGCTGCTGGATGACGGCACGGCGCAACGGCTCACGCAAATCGAAATCATCGAATGGCAAAGCAATTGGAAGGAAGAATCATGAGGAAACAGGACAAAGACCGGAATGGGAAGCCGGAGGCGCTGCTCTGGCTCGACTTCGAAACGACCGGCACGGACAGGAATGACAGCCTGCCGTTGGAGGTCGGCATGGAATGCACCGACGTGCTGGGCGAACATTCGTTCGGATCCCTGCACCGCATCATCAGACCATATGATCTCGACCTGTTGGACATGAGTCCGATAGCGTTCTCCATGCACACGGACAACGGCCTCCTGTTCGAACTGCTGAACGGCTCCGACAGGAACGACTGCGTGGAAGCGGTCGCGAATGCCGTGGAGGAGTATCTCGACTCCCTCGCGCAACGCTTCACGCTGGTTCCGGCCGGAACGAACGTGGACTTCGACATCGACTTCCTCAAACGCCTGGGCCTGGCCCCGGACAGGTGGCTGTCCTACCGCAAGTTCGACCTGACCACGCTCCGCCGGTATTTGAGGTTCATCGACTGTCCCGAGGATCCGTACGAGGGGCATCGTGGATCGCACAGGGTACGCGACTGCATCCGACGCGACATCAACGACTACAAGTGGTACCGCAAGCTTCTGAAGGGAGCATGGTGATGACAGCGGTCTCCATGATGCTCCTGTGCGCGGCCGTCCTGATCGCTTGGATCGGAGGCCGGCCATGACGGTCCAGACGCATATGGCGTGGCGGTACCGGAATCCCGCCGACCTGATCGGCCGTCGATGCATCGCGCTCACCGGCATGGATGTCACGTTGGACGGCCCATTGGATCTGATCCGGTTGAGTCCGGTCCACGCGGTCCTGAAATACCGGGGCATAGGACTGCATGTCATCGACTGCGACCTGCGCCACCATACGAACAAAACCTCGGACGGCATCCGCGCCGTCGTCATCACGGAAGGCAAACCATGAAAAACACCACATCGCATGCCAGGAAATGGCATAGGACCAGTCCATGCCCCTACTGCGGTACGAGAAAACCCGGCATCGAACCCTACGCCCGGATCATCGGAGCCACGATGCACTACCTCTGGATCGCCAGATGCCATGGATGTCCGAACGCCATCTGGATCAAAACACCGGACGACAGCATCAAAACCGCGATCCGCGGATGGAACAGATACGCCAACGGCGAATGGCGCAAACACTAGGAGGAAACGAAATGAGAAAAACAACACGCATCACACTCGCCATCACCGTCATATGCATGGCGCTCGCCGGATGCGGAAGCACGTCGGAGCCTTCCACGCCAGCACATGCGGTCCGGTCCATCGACTCGCAGTGCTCCGCCGGGGCCGACGTATTCACGGAATGCGTCGTCACCCTGACCGACACGAGGCAAGTGGACTGCATCGTCTACTCGACGAACGGCAAGCAGGCCGGCCTGTCCTGCGACTGGGCCCATGTGAGCGGCGCGGACAAGGAGCCGGCAAGATGAGCTACAACGTCGTCACCACGGAAGGCATCAGAACGTTCGAGAACATCGACGATGCTGGCGACTACGCGCAGGCCATGTCCCTGAGGACTGGCGAGCCGGCCAAGGTGTTCCATGCCGAGACCGGACTCGTCGCATTCACCGTCCGCCCAACCACGAAGGACACGAAATGAGAATCAATTTCAACAGTAAGGATGGCGTTTTCGCCATCAAAGCCGAAAACGAAGAGGAAAAAACCCAGCTCAAAACGTCGGCGGTCGCCATCTGCAATCTCATCATCGATTTTTTCGACGGTGAAGTCCAAGAAATGAAGGCGGCGAAGGGATGAAACGCATCACACTCAAGGACACAAAATGAGCAATCGAAGTTATTTGGTGCCAAGGCCGCCAGCGTTCGACCATGAGCATCCCAGACCGAAGGAGGAAGGCGAGGTGCTGTACTGCGGAAATTGCCAAAAATGGTACGTATCATGGTTTCCCCTCACCGAAGTCAAAACCATATGGGGCCGCCGCCCCGAATGGTGGATACGCATCTTCCACCGCAAACCATACGAGACGATCATCCAGCAAATACGAAGGGAAACGAAATGAAAGTGAAGAAAACCCTCATGGACATGATCATCAAATGGCATCAGGCCGGATACAGCCTCGATGAGATCTCGCCACTGGTTCCTCAAGTCCCCAAAGAGGAAATCAAAGCGATAATCCAACAACACCACGAATAACAAAAGAACCCGACCTTCCGGCCGGGCTCCTGACACCACCAGAAGACTACCACGCCGGAGGGAATCGAACAAATGAACGAACAAAACAACGAATCCCAACCAACACCAAACCAGACACAACCACCACAAAACAACCAAAACAAGCCAGCGCTCGCCGGCATGTGCCGAGTGTGCGGCGGGGAGTGCCGTATCCAGGCCACGATGTGCGACAAGTGCGAGACCGCTTTGAGGGGATGGATCCACGACTATCCGTCATGGATCCAAGCCCTGCGCGAGTTCCTGGATTCGACGGCGCATTACGGAGGCCACCAGCCTGGACGTGTCAACCTGCAGTCCGCGCCCACGCCGATCAGACTCTCGGTCGTTGACCATCTGCAGGAGATCGAGGATGCGGTGACGGCGTTGTGGTGTCGATTGTATGCGCCGCCGGCCATGCCATGGGCCATAAGCATCGCGGTCCCGTCCATCGTCGACATGCTCAAGGCATGCTGGTCATGCCAGCGGTTGAACCGACTGCCGGACATCGGTTTGATCTGGCATGACTGGGAGCGGTTGGCGCGCAAGACGCTGGCCATCATCGACGTGCCACCATCCAGGTACGGCATCGGCAGGTGCCTGAATCCTCTGTGTGGAGTGGAGCTGAGTGCGGAGGTCGGCGCGGTGAGCGTTGATTGTCCGGTGTGCGGCAGCGCTTATCGCGTGGTCGATGTGCGATTGGGTTTCCTGCGGGAGTGCATCGAATCGGGCAGGGCGTTCACGGCGGGGGAGTGTGCTGAGCTGCTGCGCGAATGCGGGTTCCAGTGCAATGCGAATACGATTCGCTCGTGGCGTAAGCGTGGCAGGCTTCAGCCGGCCGGTGAGAACGATAAGGGACGGCCATTGTACAGGCTTTCGGACGTGCATCGGCAGGTGCTGCGCCGCGATTCGATTTGACAAAATCGAAAGTGCAACGCAGAATTGTCAGTGGATTAGAGGGTTCAAACCGAGGTGACTTGGTTTGAACCCTTTTCATATCCGCCATAGATTCTCCTAACTCCCTGGGTTGCAGTCCCGTCCTGTCCGAACGGCATATCGGACACGCTCCGCCCACTCCCGTCAGAGTGGACATACCCCAATGTGGCAGGCAAGCCAATCCCGTGCTTCCGTGATGCGGTGATGCTCAAATCCGCCTGCCGGTATGCCTTCGTAGGAATCAGTGGTAGATCGTACCGGCCGCGAGTCTTTATTGGATTCTCTTCCTTGTGGCCGCGTGTGGACGCGGGTTCGAATCCCGCCGAAGGCACCCATGAAACAAACCCGGGGTAGGGGTATTCGCAGATGATGGGGAGCCCCTACAAGACACGGGAGTGTCCATATACGGGAGCCCCTATACCGGCATTCCAGCAAGCCAACGGCGAAGATAATCATTGATGCATCCATGACACCCCGGGGCTCATACATGTGGGGAGGCCACATGAGCAAGCGGCGTAACGAGCGTGTCAGCAACGGCTGGCGGCGCAGACAGCTCAGGGCAAGAGTGCTGGCCGCATACGACGTGTGTGCCATCTGTGGCAAGCCAGTCGACAAGACATTGAAGACACCACATCCGATGAGCGCCGAAGTCGACGAGCTCGTACCGGTCTCACGTGGCGGTGATCCATACAGCTTCACTAACTGCAGGCTCACGCACCGCAGATGCAACAGGTTCAAGAGCGACAAGACAGACGAACACGCACGAGCGCTGCTGGCTGGCAGACAGGAAGTGAAAGCAAGCTCGATGCCGTTCAAAACGTTCGGAATCTGACTCCGATACCAGGGCGGGGACCCCGGGTATGCCCCCTCCCGGTCGCCTCGGGTGCAGTGCCGATATTTCTCTTGAAATTTAAGCGTAACGAATTGTGTTACGCATACGTTGAATGAAAGGCGGAATATGGCCTTTTTCAAAGCGTCAGCATCTGACATAGAACGATTTAATAAATACTTCAGAAGCACTGACCCTAGTAAATGTTGGGAATGGAACGGTGCTCATCACCCAAAGGGATATGGCACATTCCGTCTGGCAAAGACGTCCGTTCCGGCACATCGCTTCGCATATGCATTGACTCATAACATGTTTATCCCAGATGGGATGGTGATTGATCATATCTGTCACAACCGTTCATGCGTTAATCCAGACCATTTGAGAACAGTAACGGTTCAGGAGAATTCCGAATATCGTGTTTCCTGTAATAAGAACAGCAAATCCGGAATCCGTGGTGTTTACTGGCGTAACGATCGAAAAGCATGGCAAGTTGAGGTTATCAAGAATAGGAAGGCATACAAGAGAGGTCCATTCAAGACGCTTGCACGGGCGGAAGCTGCTGCAACAAGATTGCGCGAAGAACTCGGGTTCCTCACTGGTTTTGGAATGAAGGAAACGCAATGATTTGCGAAGTATGCGGTAAGCAATTTAGGCCAAGTGGTAAGGGCAGCCAACAGAAATATTGCTCCGCGAAATGCAGGCAGAAAGACTATCGGCGTCGGAAAAAGAATCGGCCCGCACAGGACCGGAATGGTAAGCCGCCCGTCAAAGCCGTGGAAACGAAACAGAAGCCGGAAAGGGATCTCGACCAGCGGAGCTTCGAGAGGATGATGGACGGTAGCATGCTGGACATGCTGCGCGCCAACCGTGACCGACTGCAGAAGGCCATGGATGACACGTCCACACCGGCAAACGCACTGCCTGCGATCAGCCGCCAGCTCATCGACGTATGCGAACGCATCGAATCACTCCAGGGCGGAGGTCTGACCGACCTGTTGGACGATGAGGAAGACGAGGTGACGGACGATGTCGGAGCGTCGATTGTCTGAAATCGCCAAGGTCCTCCGCCAGCCGGAAGGCATCGTCGGCAGCGAGTTCACGCGAATCAACAAAGCCGCGCGCAAGGCCGGCATCCGTTTCGACTTGTGGCAGCAGGGCTTCTTGTGGCTTCTGTTCGCCAAGAACGCGGAAGGCAAGTATGCGTGTGGCGCGGACGGCGCCGTGCTGTCCAGCTGCAGGCAGATCGGCAAAACCTTCACCGTCGGCACCGCGTTGTTCCTCAAGGCGATACTCACACCGAACCTGAAAGCCATCTGGACCGCCCACCATACGCGCACCAGCGACGAGACATTCGCGGACATGTGCGAGATGGAGCACAATCCAGTGCTCGGCCGGTACGTGGAACGCATCCGCAGAGCAAACGGCCAACAGGAGATCACGTTCACGTCCGGCAGCCGCATCATGTTCGGCGCCCGCGAAAACGGCTTCGGCCGAGGATTGCACAGCGTGGACGTGGCCGTGTTCGACGAAGCGCAGATCCTCACAGTGCGCGCGATGGACAACATGATTCCGGTTTTGAACACGAGTCCTAACCCCCTGGTCGTGTATATGGGCAATCCACCCAAGCCGGGAGACCAGTGCGAGGCGTTCACGGAGAAACGCATGCACGCGCTGAACCATGACGGAAACCTCCTCTACGTGGAGCTCGCCGCCGACAAGGACGCGGATTCGGACGACCGCGAACAGTGGGCTAAAGCGAATCCCAGCTATCCGAAACGTACAAGCGAACAGGCAATCATGCGCATGCGCAACAACCTGTCGGACGATTCATTCCGTCGTGAGGCGCTTGGCATATGGGACGAGACCGCCACCGCATACGCCATCAGTCCCGACCTGTGGCAGGCCGCGGCCGTCGACGACGTGCCCGAGGGCGGCACGGTGAGCTTCGGCATCGACATGCCTCCGGACAGGAGCGTGCTGACCATCGGAGCCGCGCTACGATACGCGGACGGTTCGGCCATCATCCAGATGGCGAACATCAAGGACGCGTGGCAGGCGGGAACCATGTGGGCCGTGGACTGGCTCGCCGAACGCTGGCCGAAGACCGCCAGCGTGGTCATCGACGCGCAGTCGCCCGCCATGAGCCTGCTGCCGGAACTGAAGAAAGCACATGTGAAGGTCACGGTCACGAACATGCAGGAGATGGGCCGCGCATGCGGCCGGTTCCTCGACATGCTCAAAGCCGGAACGCTGAAGCACCCGCGGGACGAATACCAGCCGCAGCTGTCCGTAGCCGTCAAGGGTGCGACCACGCGCCCATTGGGGCAGTCCGGCGCGATCGCTTGGAACAAACTCGGCAGTGATGTCGACATCACGCCGCTCGTGTCCACCACGCTCGCCCTGTACGGGGCGTTCACGACGCTCCGACATCCCGGAAGACGACAGATCATCGGAGGAATCTAAATGAGCGACATCCAGACAACGGCAGCGCCGGACGGGTGGAAACCTACGGGAGGAGCCGGAACGGTGCCGAAACTCGTCGTGCCGACGCACATCGACGGACTCTCCGGTGAGGAGAACGCGCTGCTGCGCGAACTCGCCGAGGTATGGACGCGCCACGCGAGCCGCAACCGAACACTCACCGCCTACTACGAGGCCAAGGAGCCACTGGTCGATTTTGGACTGACTGTGCCGAAGTCCATCAAGGATCATTATACGCCGCTTGGGTGGGCACGCAAGGCTGTGGATATGCTCGCTGAGCTTTGCGTGTTCGAGGGATTCGTCTCGCCGGGCGTGGACGACCCGTTCGAACTGCAGGACTTCATGAGCCGCATCGGATTCACTAGCGTTCTGCAGCAGGCCATCCAGACTGCGCTCATTCACGGCTGTTCGTTCCTCAGCGTCGTCCGGGACTTCGAAGGAAGACCGCTCATCCGCACGCATACCGCGGAAAGCTCGGCCGCCGTCTGGGATTACCCTGACCGGCGGGTCAGGGCGTGCATGGCCATCACCGACGTTGACGACAACAACGAGGCCACCGGACTCGTGCTCTACATGCCCGACCGCAACATCAGCGTGCAGCGCCGTCTCGGCTACTGGTGGCGTGTGGACGATGAGCAACCCACCATCGACAACGAGTGCAGCGTGTTCCGCCTCGCCTACAAGGCTACCGAGGTCAAACCGTTCGGACGCTCCCGCATCAGCCGGGACGCTATGGCCATCATCGACGGCGCGAACCGCACCATCGTGCGCGCCGAAGCGAATGCCGAATTCTACGCGTTCCCAAAAATCCTGCTGACAGGCACTTCCGAAGAACTCGCCTCGTTGGGCACGGACGACGCGTTAAAGCTTTATATGGGTCGCTACAACATGATCAGCAAGGACATCGACGGGCAGTCCCCGACCGTGACGCAACTGGCCGCGTCGAGTATGGACCCGCATCTGACGATGCTGAAAAGTTGGGCGGCGATGTTCGCCAGTGCGATGAACATTCCAGCCAGCTCGCTAGGCATCGTGTCCGACGCGAACCCGACGTCCGCCGACGCGACCGAGGCGCAACGCGAGGACCTGATTATCGAGGCGCGCCACTGCGACCGCGATTTCGGCGAATCGATCCTGCAGGCGGCACGCCTCGTGGCACGAATGCAGGACCCATCGGTGTCAGACGATGATCTGATGAAACTGCAGGTCGACTGGAAGAACCCCAACACTCCGTCAAGCTCCATGAGCGCCGACGCATTCAGCAAACTCGCCGGCAGCATCGACTCGTTCGCCAACAGCGAGGTCGGCATGACACGCGCCGGATTGAGCCGAAGCGAGATCGTCCGGCTGAAGGCCGACCAGCGCAAGGCTCAAGCCGGACAGGTACTCGACCAGATTCGCGGCATGCGCCAACAGACTGAGCAGACGCAGGACGACGGGGAAAGCCAGACCGACGCTTCCACGCAATCAACTGTTGCGGGGGGGGGCTGAAGGACAGCTTCGACGCACTGGGAGTAGCGATCAGAGCCGGGGTGACACCGGAATCCGCGGCATCGATGCTTGGACTGAAAGGCATTGAATTTACCGGCATGACGCCGGTCAGCCTCAAACTACCGGAAGGCGGCGGAAATGAGCCCGAACAGTCTGAACCTGCCGCCGGAACGACGCAGAAGGCTTGAACTCGACCTCAATGATTTGTACGAGGATTACACGGACACCATGAGCCGCCTGCAGAAGGAGGCCGGCAACAGTGTCTCGGGCCTCGTCTGGGACGGTGAAAGCCAGGAGCTCATCAAAGCGGAGATCAACCGGTATGCCGACGCCGCCAGCAGGCTCGCATCCGACTACTACGGCCACGTACGCGACCTGTGGGCGCAGTACGGCGGAATCGATATGCCGGAATACGAGCCGCCTTCCATCACCGCCGACCGCGCGGTCTGGCAGATGGAAGGCGGTTTCAACAACACTGACTTCATGGGATTGCACTACAAGGATGTCATTCCAGATGAAAACGGAGCCGTTCACAACAACGCCGGAATAACCATCGACGACCTGTGGCCCACGTTCGCTGACGAGGAGCAGGCGCTGGAATACGTGCAGAATCTGATTCAGACCGTCGGGCGGCTGACCATGCAGAGGGCTGTGGCCAACGATCCCACCAAGCCTCGCTGGGCGCGTGTGCCGCGAGGGGCTAAGACATGCGCGTTCTGCCTTATGCTCGCCTCGCGTGGCTTCGCCTACCTGAGCGAGGACACCGCCGGACGGCAGATGCAATACCATACGGACTGCGACTGCGACATCGTGCCAAGCTGGGGCAGCAGCAAACTCAAAGGATACGATCCGGACAAGTATCGTGAAATGTACCAGGCAGCCAAGGCTGCGGCCGGCGATGACGGCGACTGGCGTGACACGCTAGCCCAATTGAGACGCATCTATCACGATGAGGTCAATGATGGTGTGACTGCCCAACCGACGATTCGATGGAGCGGCAAATCGATTCCAATCAGCGCTTCCGAACTATCGAGATTGTCGGATTATAGCGTCAGGATGCCTGGAGATAGATTCTCCAACGACGAGAAGATCGCGGCTTTGATGGATTGGACCGGAGACAGCTACAAAAGTATCAACGGCTACCTGTTCGGCGGACGAAACCCGTCGAAAGACGTCATCCATCAGGTCGAATGCATCGACGAAGCGATATCCGACCATATCACCCGAGAACGTTTCACGGTCGACAGGCAGATGCGGTTGTCGACGTTCCACGTCAACGACATGGAGTCGCTTTTCGATTTGAATACCGGTCGCACCTTCGAACACATCGGCTACATGGCCACCAGCATCAAGGAGGGAGGCATTGACGTTGATGGGGAAGACCGCATCGCCACAAGAATCCTGGTACCGCCGGGAAGCGCCGGCGTGTATGTGGAGCCGATCACTCAGCATCCGGGAGAATACGAAATTCTTCTGCCGAGAGGAAGGGCTCTTCGTTTCGAAGGGCTTGGAGCATCCGACGGCAGACCGATCGTTTATCTGAGACTGCTATGATTGAGCCTATGGATCGTTCCGACCGTTTCACGTTTATGCCCGGTGATTTGAAGGAAGTCACCGATGAGCGCCATCTTGCGGAAATCAAACGCAAGTATGGCGATATCTCCATGCCACAGGACGAATATGAATGGGTCAGGAACGAAGGAAAGAAGCGCTGGTCCGTCGGCGACTATGTGTCGACCGACGAGCTGCGGTCCGAATACGCGCGAAGAAAAGCGCTGGGAAATCTCTGAATCCCAGAAAGCCATCACGTCGAAACGTGATGGCTTTTCTTTTACCTTTCACACCCCAGCGATGGGGCGGGGCGCAGCCATGCGCGAAACCAACAAGAATGGCCGTCAACTCGCCGGCGTCAGGCGTGGAAACCAAGAACAAGCAAAGGAGCCACCAACCATGGCAGAAGAAAACCAGACCGGCGCGGACGGCCAACAGGAGCCGGAACAGCACTCTCCGGCCCCAAAGGACGTGAACAACGCGAAGCTGAGGACCTTCACCCAGGAGGAAGTCGACCGCATAATCAACGAGCGTCTCGGCAGGGAACGCGGCAGGAAAAGCGACTACGAGGAGCTCAAGGAGAAGGCCGGACAGACTGCCGACCTCGAATCGAAACTCTCCAAGGCGCTCGAGGAGAACGAGAAGCTCAAAAGCGAAGCCAAACAGGCCGAACACGAGAAGGAGCTCTCCACGATACGCGCCAACGTCGCGGCCAAACACGGCATCACCGACCCGAGCGTCCTCGCGGGCGACGACGAGAAGCAGATTGGCGAATACGCCGAGAAACTCATGAAGGTGTTCGCCGACATGCGTTCCCGCGGCACGGTTGCGGACCAGAGCGCCCGCACCGGACAGGCCAAGGCTAAACATTCCAGCCGCGAGGACTTCGTCAACGCCATGAGCAACACGCTCCTGTGAGCCAACCAGCAAAACAACATTCATTTGAAAGGACAAACCATGACAGATCCGTCCATGACACGAAAAAGCAACGGTCTAGACCTCACCCCTGAAACCCAGGCGGAGATCTGGCAGACCGCAAAATACCAGAGCGCGTTCATGCAGCTCGTGCCGGAGATGAAACTGCCCGGCAACGGTGCTCGCGTGCCGATCATCATCGGCGACCCGGAGGCCGCATGGGTCAATGAGGGTGCGGAGAAGCCGAAGAGCGGCGTCACCTTCGGCAAGAAGGACATGCTGCCGTACACCATCGCGGTCATCATGCCGTTCTCCAACCAGTTCCGCCGAGACTTCGGCGCTCTCTACGACCAAGTCGTCGCGAAGGGGCCGGGAGCCATCGCCCGCACGTTTGACAAGACCATCATGGGCCTCGTCGACGCTCCGGGAGCGGACTTCGACACCCTGAAGAGCGCGCAGACCGTCAGCATCGGCAAGGACGTGTGGAAGAACCTGAACAAAGCCGACGACCTCGTGTCCGAAGCGGATGGAACCGTGGACGGTTGGGCGTTGAGCACCCAGGGGCGCAGTGTGCTCCGTCAGGCGACCGACAACAACGGACGCCCCCTGTTCCTCAACGGCACCGCCGCCTCCGACGTGAGCACCGTGCTCGGCAACCGCACCTACATCAGCAAGGGCGTTCACGTGCCCGCCGTATCCGAGACACCGGGACCTGCCAAGGCAGAGATCCTCGGCGTGTGCGGAGAATTCTCCTCCGCCGCATGGGGCTCCGTCGAAGGAATGCAGACCAGCATCTCCGACCAGGCGTCCATCACCATCGACGGCAAGCAGGTAAACCTGTGGGAGCACAACATGTTCGCCGTCCGAATCGAAATCGAAGTCGGGTTCCGTATCCGCGACATCAACCGCTTCGTCCTGCTCACCGCCTGACGGAGTCCGACATGACTGTCGAACCAGACGTGTTCGCCACCTCCGACGACCTCGAACAGAGGTGGCACAAACTCACCGACGAGGAACGTGAGAAAGCCGACACGCATCTCGCGGACGTGACCGACTACATCAAGGAACGCTCCCCGAACTGGCAGCGGCTCCTCGACGAACGGCCACGCCTGCTGACGAAGATCACCTGCGACATCGTCCGCAGAATCATGCAGGCCGACCCGTACGACATTCCCGGCGGCATCACGCAGATGAACCAGACCACCGGCAGCTTCAGCGAACAATACAGTTTCGGAGCGCCCACCGGCGATCTCTGGCTGCGCGACGACGAGAAACGCATCCTTGGCATCAACGCTCAGCGCGCGTTCAGCGTCGACATGGCAACGGGGGAGACGTCCTAGTGGAAACCATCGAAGTGTGGCGCGGCCAGTCCACCACCGACACGGACGGCAACCCCATCCAGGGCAAACCCGTCCGCGTCGGCACGTTCCAGGCGATGGTCGCGCCAACCTCTACCACCGACCAGACCGAGGAGAACGCCAGCCCGCAGACCATCGAATACACGATCCACATCCGCGGTAGCCAGCCGACAGGCATCCAAGCCACCGACCTGATCAAAGTCAGAGGCATCCTCCTGCCCGTCAAAGGAAAACCGCAAGTGTGGAACAACCTCCACGGACGCCACATCGGCGACGTCATCACCGTGGGCGAACGGGAAGGATAACCCATGGCCAAACGATGCAGATTCGTGTTCAACCGAAAGGCATTCAGCCAGCAGGTGCTGAAGAACGAGACCCTGCGGGGCCGCATGCGCGACGCCGCCAACGAGGCCGTCACCGACAGCCGGTGCATGGTTCGCGACCATAACGGCGCGAACCGAAACGGCGTGGCCATCCTCTGCCCCGCACCCGTGGAGAAGGCGCACGGCACATTGGAGGACACGCTCGGAAGGATGCGCGTATGAGCATCCCCATCACCCCACGGCGCACGGAGCCGCTGCTCCTGCCCAGGCTGCGGGAGCTGTTCCCGGACGTGACGTTCGACACGATCGAACGCAACGACCTCGAACCTCCCTTCACCGAAGCCACATTGGCCGACTCCATGCAAGGCATGAGCACTCCCATCTCCCAGGCCGTGCGACTGCGGCTGAGCGTGCGCTGCATGAGAGAGGACCATACGGGCGACTGGGACAAGGCCGCCCGCCTGTGGGCGGCAATCGCGAGGGAGATCATCAGGCTCGGAACCGTCGCGCCGCTCATCAGCGCGTCACTGGAATCCGGGCCGGTACGCATGACCGACGAGGACAAGAGACTGGTGTGCGCGTACGGCGTGCTCCTGCTCGAGGTATCCGTCGCCTGAACTGAAAACACAAGAAAAGACAAGCAAAGACGTGCCGCCACACGCAGAACGGAAGCGAGGTGCAGACAGGAATGTCTGACAGCAACGAAGAACCCATCGCCGTCGAACAGACGGCATCCGAAACCAGCCTGCAGGACGGGCTCGGATCGACCGACTATGGGTACGTGTCCAACGGCAATACCGCCGGCAACGTGCGTCTGATCAAGAACTACGCGCTGTTCCTGTTCCCCAAGGGCGACAGCACTTTCGTCGCGCCGACCGGCGTGAACTGGACGCCGCCGTCCAACAAGAAGCCGATCGGATACAGCACCGAGGACGGCGCCGTCCTGCATCCGGAGCCGGGCGACAGCACCGACTACAAGGCGCACAACGGCGACATCGTCCTGTCCGACACGGACCCGGGCTACTGGACGCTCCAGCTCGCCGCGATGGAAGGCCGCAAGGACGTGGTATCCGCCTACTTCGACGTGGACGTGGAATCCGACGGCGGCATCAGCATCAAGGGCGCCGGCCTGAAGAAGGAATGGATCCTCGTCCTGGTCGCGCTCGACCAGCAGGACCGCCCCTTCCTCCTGTACGGCACCAACGCGAAGGTGTCCGACCGCGACGACGTGAGCCTGAAATCCAGCGAGATCATGAACTTCAGCATGACGTTCAAGATGCTCAAGGGCACTAACGGCGAACAGTTCCACGCATGGGGCCTCGTCACCGAAGACGCCAAGTAGCCCATTGATTCTTCCCGTGCGGCCGATGGCGGTCGGCCGCACGGGACCATTACCCATAACCGCCGATAACCATGAAACGGAGACGAAATGAGCGACAACACCTACCATGTCGTGGACGTGGACCTTACCGACGCGGAGGAGCTCAAGCCCGACGTGCACCTCGAGGTCGCCGGAGCGAAACTCGACCTGCCGAACCTCAACAACGCGGAACTGCCCATCGAACTCGTGCAGGCCATCCTCCTGGTCAAGAGCAGGCCGACGCTCTCCGACGAGGAGACCAGCGCGTGCATGGCCGCGTTCCTCGCATACTTCGAGAACGCGCAGCCGAACTTCTGGACCGCGCTACGTAAGACCAAACGCCCGATGGCCTACCTCATCGCCACGGTGAAGGCGTGGGCCGACGAATCCGGACTGGACCCAAAAGCGTTTACCTCGCCCACCTCTGGAACAACCACCGCGCGGCGCTAGCCTACGACTGGATCCGAGCGTACGGGCAGATCTACAGGCCCGTACGCTTCCGGGAATGGGTTGAAGGCCAACGTCCACGAGTCGATTGGGGACTCGCCTGGGCGTTGACCCGCGAAATCCTCAAAGACCATACGAGCCACTCGTGGATGGCGTTGCAGAACGCCGTCTACGCGCCCGACGGAGCCGAACAGGCGGTCTGGACGCTGTCCGGACAACGCAAACGCCCATGGTTCGACCACGAGCACGACCCGCTCCGCCCGCCAACCCCGACGCACAACCTCACCCGCCGTCAACGCGAGGACAGGGAACGGCTCAAAGCCTACTTCCACATCAACGACGACCTCTGACTCCGACCGCCATCGGAATCCCAACCTACGAATAAGGAAACACGATGGCAGCACAGGACATAGGCGTCGCATACGTCCACGTCGAACCATCCGGCAAAGGATTCGGCAAAAGCATCGAAGGCGACATCGGCGACGCCGTCAGCAAAGCCTCTAGGAAAAGCTCCAACACCCTCATCTCGAAGATCGGCGGAGCATTCGGCAAAATCGGCAAGGTCGGCACAGGCGCGATCGCCACCATCGCAGGCGGCATCACCGCACTGGCCGCCAAAGGCGGCTTCACGCGCGCCCTCAACATCGAGAACGCGCAAGCCAAACTCAAAGGCCTCGGCCACGACAGCGCCAGCGTCACCGAAATCATGAACGACGCGCTCGCCTCCGTCAAAGGCACCGCGTTCGGACTGGGCGACGCCGCGACCGTGGCGGCCAGCCTGTCCGCCTCCGGCATCAAGGAAGGCGACCAGCTCACCAAGGTCCTCAAGACCGTGGCCGACACCGCGCAGATCAGCGGCCGTAGCCTGACTGACATCGGCACGATCTTCGGATCGGTCGCCGCGCGAGGAAAACTCCAGGGCGACGACATGCTCCAGCTCATGTCGAGCGGCATCCCGGTCCTCCAGATGCTCGGCAAGCACCTGAACAAGACCAGCGCCGAAGTTTCCGACATGGTCTCGGACGGCAAGATCGACTTCCAGACCTTCGCCGACGCCATGCAGGAAGGCCTCGGCGGGGCCGCGTTAAGCGCGGGCGACACGTTCCAAGGCGCGATGGCAAACGTGAAGGCCGCGTTGAGCCGACTCGGCGAGACCGCGGCCACGCCGGTCCTCAACGGCCTGCGAGTCCTGTTCAACCAGGCCATACCGCTCATCGACTCGTTCACCGCCGCCGTGAAACCGACGCTGGAGAAAGTCGGCGCCGGATTGCAGAAGGGATTGGAGCAGGCAATCCCCACAGCGCAGGCGAAGCTCGCCTCATTCTCCACGTTCGTCCGGAACCTGCCGGGGATCCAGATGCTCATGGCATCGGTCACGAGCCTCAGGGCGCAGCTGTCAGGCCTGGCTGCCGCGATGGTCTCGCTGACCTCCAAACTGAACCTCGGCGGCGAGGCCTCCTCGAGATTCGGCGGCATCGTCTCCGCGCTCGGGAATCTGCTCGCATCGGCCGCGCAGTCCCTGGCCAACGCCGCGGGATGGGCGAAGACGTTCGTCAACACGTTCATCGAGACAGGTGCTCTCCAGCCCTTCCTGCATGCGCTGGCGAACCTCGCCACCGGACTTGCATCGGTGGCCACGGCGCTCGTCTCGGCCGCATCGCAGGCGCTCGGCTTCGACAACTCCGGGCAGACGGCGGGATCGGCGGCACAGCGGTTCGCGGCGGTCCTCGACACGCTCACCGGCGCGCTCATGACCGTGGGCGGCTGGCTGCAGTCGGTCGGGCAGTGGGCGCAGCAGAACGGCGCGCTGGTGTCCGGCGCCCTGAAAGCCATCGCCGTCGCATTGCTCGCCGTCAAGGGCTGGGACATCGTCTCGACCGGGCTGAAAACGGTTTCCGGCGGACTGAAGGCCATCTCCGCGACCGCCTCCGGCGTGGAGAAGACCGCCACGGCCGCATTCGATCTGATCGGCAAATTATCCGACGTGGGAAGCGCGGCGGGCGGCCTGAAGCAACTCGCCAGCTCGTTCAGTATCGTCAAGGCCGCCCAATCGGCGTGGAGCTCGGTGACCAAGGCTGCTACCGCCGTGCAATTGGCATTCAGCGCTGCCTTGGATGCGAATCCGATCGGCATGCTTGTCGTAGCCATCGGCGCGGTCGTCGCCGCACTGACATGGTTCTTCACCCAAACCGAAACGGGCAAACGACTCTGGAACAGCTTCGCCACATGGTTCATGGGAATCTGGAACCAGATCAGCACCGCATGCCAGCCAATCCTGCAAGCCATCGCCATATTCATCACCCAGACCATGAGCCAAATCCAACAAATCTGGCAAACCGGATGGACACTCATCACCACCGTCCTCCAAAACGTCTGGAACACGATCGGCCCCATCATCATGACCGCGCTCACCGCGATCATCACCGGCATCCAAACATTCATCACCACCATCACACCACTCCTGCAAGCCGGAATACAGAACATCCAAACCATCTTCCAAACCGCCGTCACAATCATCAGCACGGTCTGGAACGGACTATGGAACACCATATCCACCGTCGTACAAGGCGCATGGACCATCGTCGCCACAGTCATCAGCACCGCACTCGCCGTCATCCAAGGCATCATCCAACTGGCGCTCGCGGTCGTCAACGGGAACTGGAGCGCCGCGTGGTCGGCCATCCAGGGCATCGTGTCGGCAGTGTGGGGCGGCATCCAAGGCGTCGTCTCCGCCGGCATCGGCATGGTCAGCGGAGTGGTATCCGCCGCATGCTCGACAATCCGGAGCGTGTGGGCCGCGTTGTGGAATGGCGTCGGAAGCATTGTGTCGAGCGTCTGGGGCGGCATCGTCGGCACCGTAAGCAACATGGTTGGCCGTGTCGGGAGCGTCGTGAGCGGGATCGGCGGAACCGTCCGGAGCGCGGTGTCCGGCGCGGGAAGCTGGCTCGTCAGCGCGGGACGCAACATCATCCAGGGATTGATCAACGGCATCACAGGAATGGTCGGCTCGTTGTATTCCAGCATCACCAACGCGTTGTCGGGCTTGGTGGACAAGGCCAAGAACGCTTTGGGCATCCATTCCCCGTCGCGTGTGTTCCGCGACGAGGTCGGCGTGATGGTCGGACGTGGCATGGCATTGGGCATCGACGATTCCGCGCATGTGGTCAGCCGTTCCATGGATTCGCTCGTCTCCACGATGAGCCTCTCCGACGCGGACTGGTCGAAGACCGGCAGGCTGAACGTCACGGCCGGCACCGGCGCCAATGCCGGCGACGGCGATCTGCGGGAACTCATCGCGGCCGTCGAATCGTTGCACGACGACCTCGGATCGATCATCGCCAGGTACACGCCGACGATAGGGGACCGCGACTTCGCAAGGAAGGTGAGAAGTGCAATCGCTTGAATACGCGTGCGCCGCCACAGGTGAGCGAATCGGCTTCGAAGGGCCTCTGTACGGCGAAACGCTCGCCGGACTGCGCGGCCGCGTCTGGGACTACAGCATCGGCGCACGCGGCCTGACCGGCATCACCCGCGGCGCGCGCGAGGAGACCGTCGCCGTGAAGATCCACGACTCGACCGCCACGCTCGACCTGCTGCGCCGCCTCGCCGACGCCGACATGGCCGCCGGCACGCCCGGCACGCTCGTCGCCGACGGCGAATGGGAGACCAGGGCGTGGATCGCGAAGAGCGAACCGCAGTCCATCACGCCCACGATGGTCGAGACGCAGCTGACCATCGTGCTTGCAGACGGCGTGTGGCGGCGCGGGACCACCGAACACCACGACCCGCGAGCCGACAAGGCCGGCGGCGACCTCGACTACCCGCACGACTACCCGCACGACTACGCCGGCATGAGCATCCTCGACACCGTGACCAACGCGACCGGCATGCCGCAGCCGGTGAAGCTCACGATCTTCGGCCCGTGCGTCAACCCGTACATCATCATCGGCACGAACCGGTACGAGGTCGACGCGACCATACCGGCCGGAAGCCGCCTCGAAATCGACGGCACCGCTGACGCCAGGACCGTCATCATGATCTCCGACACCGGCCTGCGCACGAACCTCTTCGCCAAGGCCGTGCGCGGCACCGGACGCGGATCCGGAACCTACGTCTTCGAACCGCTTCCACACGGCACGAGCACGATCAGCTGGGCCGGCGGATTCAAATTCGACCTGACCGCCATCGAAGAGAGGAGCGAACCGCCATGGACCTGATCGTCACCGACACGAACGGCACGCCGTCCGCCGCGGTCGCCTCGTGGACGCTCGACCTGGCATACGGGTCGGGGGAGAACGACTTCGACCTCCGATGCCCGGCACGTCTGCAGCCCGGATGCCGGTGGTGGGTCGACGGGACAGGCTGGGGCGGCATCGTCGACGACGTGAAGACCAGCGTCACCGGCGGCGAAGGCGAGCTGACCTACCACGGGCGCGACTGGCACGGCCTGCTCGCCTCGAAGATCCTCGAACCCGACAAGGGCAAGGACTACCTGACCATGAGCGGCACGATCGGCACGCTCCTGCGCACCGTCATCTCCCGTATCGGACTGCAGGACATCATCACCGTCACGGAAGGCACGTCCAAAACCGCACGCTGGCAGTTCGACCGGTACTGCGACGCGTGGAGCGGCCTGCTCAAGATGCTGCGCGCATCAGGACTGCGGCTGCGCATCACCGCAGCGCAGAACGGCGTGACGGTCGACGCGCCGCCGATCACGGCCGCCGGCGACCTCATCGACTCCGACCTCATCGACTTCGACGCGACCCTCGCCTCGCATCCGATCAACCACCTGATCTGCCTCGGCAAGGGCGAACTCAAGGACAGGATCGTCGTCCACTGGTACGCCGACCAGAAAGGCACGCTCAGCCACACGCAGACCATCAAAGGCGCGGACGAGCGCACAAGCGTCTACGAGCTCAGCAACGCCGACGCCGCCGAACTCGAGACCAAAGGCAAGACAAAGCTCCAGGAGCTGCGAGATACAGGCAGCATCGACGTGGACGTTACCGACGGCATCGACCTCGACGTGGGCGACACCGTGACCGGCCGCGACAACACCACCGGCATCAAGGTCACCGCCGAAATCACCAAAAAAATCATCAAAATCGAAGACGGCATCCCGACCGTAACCTACGAGGCGACCACCGCCTCAACGGAAACGACAGGGGAGACCGGAGGCGGCTCAAGCTCAGGCGACGGCCACGCCTACTACGCCGGCAGCGGCCTCACCCTCTCCAACTGGACGTTCAGCGCCGATGTGACCGCCGCCGACCTCGAAACGGTCCGCAAAACCGCCACCGAAGCCAACAAGGCCGCATCCGACGCCTCGGCCGAAATCGGAGGCGCCAGAGACCTCGCCAAACAGGCCGGCGTAAAAGCCGACACGGCCACCACCACGGCGCAGAACGCGTTGGCCGCGGCGCAGGCGCGAATCTTGGACATCACTGCATCGGATCCCATCACAGTGACCCGCACCGACGAGACGGCTGCCATCACCGTCGCACAGGCCACATCATCGGCGGACGGGCTCCTCGCCGCCGCAGACAAGAAGAAGCTCGACGGCATCCAGTCCGGCGCGAACAGGTACACGCTGCCAGTGGCATCCACCGCCACCCTCGGCGGCGTCAAACCCGATGGCACGACCATCACCATCGGCCCGGACGGCACCATCACCGCGCAATCCAGCGCGACAGCGGCATCCTTCCTCGCCGCACACCCAATCGGCTCGCTCTACTGGTGCGTCGCCGGAGACCCCAACGACCATGGCGGCACATGGAAGGAAATCCACACCATCATCGGCGGACACGTCTGGCAAAGACTCGCCTGAAAGGAACATCATGGCAAAAACCACGAACATCACCAAATACACATGCGACCGCTGCCACGACAGCGCATACCTCACCGACGGAGATCCGCGCACGTCAAGCGACTGGCACCAGATCAAACACACCACCGCGGACGGAGTGACGCAGGAGGCACTGGCATGCACCTCATGCCAGCAGGAATTCAAGAAACTCGCCGCCACGCAGGACGCGGCCTACACGGCATGGCTTACCGAGGGAAAGGACTGACATGACCACCACGCTCATCACAGGCAAGGGCGGCACACCGCACATCACCAGCGGCGACATGGGCGCCATGCAAGCCGGGGTCATAGGCAACGGCAGCTACCTGCTGCAGGGGGCTGACGGGAAATTCCCCGCGGTCACCATGCAGGACGCCAACCATGCGCTGATCCCCGTCCTCAACCTCGTGGTCGAAGGACGATACGCGCGAGTCACCGAGGCTGAGACCGCGACCATCGAAAGCGGCGTGAGCGGCCGGAACCGCAACGACCTCGTCTGTCTCAAATACACGCGGAACGGTCAGAACATCGAGACCGCTGCCATCGCCGTGCTCAAAGGCACGCCAAACACCGGAACGGCCGCCGATCCGACCGTCCCGTCGGGCAGCATCCACTCGGCCTCCGGCACGGTGTGGATCCCGATCGCCCGCATCCCGATCAGCGGGATCACGCCCGGCACGCCGGTCATGCTCATCAAACAGCTGCCTCCCATGTCGAAGCTGTGGGATTCCGTA